AGGCGGCGGTGCCGCTTCTTCCACTGGCTCGGCTCCACCGAAGTTGAACGTCAGCGTTCCCAGCAGCGAGTGCGAACGGAGCTTCGTGCGGGCGTTCGCACCGGCATTCGTCACCAGATCAATGTGGTTCTGGTTGAAGAAGCGATACTTCAGGCCGATGTCGACGCTGTCGCTAAGCGGTGCGCGGATACCGGCAAGAGCCTGCCATGCAAAGCCCGTGTCAGAATCAACGATGTTCCGGGGAGTGTCATTGTAGATCACTGCCACCTTGGCGCGGCTTACGCCGACGCCACCACCGACAAAGCCCTGCAGGCCGTCATCCGGACCGAAGTCCAGCAAACCGTTGACCATAAAGCTGAGAGCTTCAGCGCCACCGCCGAGACCGCCATCCGGAACAACCCGGGTGCCAGTGTCGTAAGAATCTTCTTCTGCACGACGGAAGCTGACTTCGCTTTCAAGGCGGAAGCCACCGAAGTCATAACCGACAATACCGCCAGCATCAAAACCAGTCTTGGTGTTCAGGACACCCTGCTGGTTCGACCCACGAAGATTTTCAACGTCTTCGAGAATCATTGAGCCAGCATCAAGCTCTACGTACCAAGAATCATCCCGTGCAAATGCCGGCGATGCCAAGGCAGTCGAGGCCAAGGCCACGCCTAGGACCATTTTCCGCATTATCGTTTCCCCTTTAAGCGACATCATGCCACGTCGTGCAGGCTGTCTACCGGTTCCAAAGTGGTCATGCAAGCAGACAAACACACCAACTGTTGCTCAAAAACAACGGATTTGCTCCATTGTGAAATACAAAGCTTGTCTGATTGCGCCCTCATGTCCCGGTGGAATGCAAAGAGGACAGTTTAGTTCCTAAGCGGACTGCGAAAAAATTCCTGCAACCTTCAACGCGGCTATAATTGCGACTATTGTGCCACGCGCTTCGGCGTCAATCACCGGGCCACCAGTCGGTGAAGGTGGTGTTTGGGCAAGTTGCCATCCGTTCGCGAATATCCGTGTCCCACCCGCTTCCATGTCCTGAACACGCATGCCGGGAGACGGCTGGATAAAGCGCCATCCGCCTTCAGACCATCCTGCAAGAGCGTGTGTACGTCCCGCAAATGCACCTGTCGCAAGATTGCCGACAATCCAGACTTGCCCGGCCGATGGGGCGGCGGGAGGGGCACTGCGCACACCTTGCACGCCGCCGCCAAGCAGCATGTCGAGCGCAATCAGTGCCTCGTTGACGGTCGTTTCCTTTTGCGACTGGCCTGCGAACAACATCGGCATTCCGATGCGCGGAGTCACTGCGGAATAGCTTACGGGGTCTGCCATTGTAGGCTCCTTCTGATCGGCCCGGTCAGGCGGGCAGCGCGATGATGAGCGGGAGGGACTTCGATTGGTGGCCAATTTGCCGCACCCGAAATTCTGCGGCGAAATTCTGCGATGCAGCCAGTTGAGTCAGCGTCAGCGCCAATGCGGCAGGGATCTCAAGTTCGGACGTCGCAGTTCGCCAGATCTGTGTTGGCCTGTCTGCGGGGCCAAAGGCAATTTCCCAAAGCTCTTCAGCCTCACCGAGTGGTGAGTCGACTATGTCAAGCCACGCCCAGGTGCCGCGTGCGCGCCGCGTCCACTCCAGATGTGCCGAACCGTCTGAAAGCCGGGTCACGACGCCGTGCACCGGTGAAAGCGGACGCAGGGTCAATCCTGCGTTGATCACCGGACTTTCAGCAGCCGTCACGTCGCCCAAGCCGAGTGCTACGATCTGGGTGTTTGCAGCATCGCCGAATGCCGCGTTGTCGATCCAGACGAGTGGGCTGTCGATCAGTACGAATCGCTCGGCCAAGGAATGGTCGTTCACAGCGTGCTCAGTTCCGCCACGCCCACGCAGCAAAGCGGTCAAGCGCCAGATGTTGCCCGTAACTCGCTCGGCACGGCCAAACTGTAAGAGTTCTGTGCCAAGCAGCGCAAGGTTCGCGCCCTGCATCAGTTGTGTCCAAGTGGCGTTGCCCAGCATAAGGTCGTCCGCCGCCAGTTCGATGTCCACGCTGGACGTGGTATCAAACAAAAGCGGTGATGCGCTGCCAAGCACCGTAAGAACCGTTCCTGCCACTGCGCGGCGGCGCCCTGTTGAACCCAGCGGTTGAAGCGTCTCGTCCGGAAGCTCGGCATAGAGCGATGCTCCAGTCCACCCTGCGGTCGCCGCAGTGGCCGCAACGCGAATGGCGCGGGCGGTGCCGTCTCCGGTTCCATCCCACGGCAATTCCATCGCCACGATCCGGGTCGGCACTGCAACAAGATCAGGCGGTTGGTTCGCACGTCCTGCATCTGCCGAGCCAGAAAGCGGCGCGCGGATAGGTGCGGCGACCAGATCGAGCATCACTCCGTCCGCTTGCCATTCCCATTGCTCGATCCGCCAGATGCCTTCGGCGACCGGCGTTCTCACGCAGGTTCCGGGGGCAAAGTCGGCGTCGATTTCCGTAATGCGGTAGCGCAGCGTGTCGCGCGCCTGCGTGCGCCGGCGCGCTGCCTGATCGGCCACGGTGCTTGCCTCCGCAGCCGACATTGCAACTGGCAATTCAACGGTCGTCACGTCGCCCGGTTCGCTGCGGCCTATGCTGCGTTGCAGGCCGGGCTGGTAGTCGCGTGCGATGTCGTAATACCGGACCGCGCATTGCTGTGAGGTGGGAAGCGCATCGCGTCTACGTGACCACCCGTCCTGTCGGGCATCCTCGGCGGACTCCCCCCCAGCGCAAGGAAGCGGAAGAACCGGCAGGTCTGACGTTGCCGTGGTTTCTGCAAGACCAAGCGACACGCGCTCGTTCTCTACCCAGCAGGTAATCGGCGAAATCTCGCCAAGCACCGTCAGGATGTTCCCCATCGCGCCCTGATCGACAGTGAGGCCCGAAAGCATCACCGGCGCAAGGCCGTCGGCATCGACATCATCCATCAGCGCTTGGCAGACGGCGGCAACAGATATGGCGCTGCTGTCGGCCATCACCTCAAACGTGAGCGATGGCAGACGATTGCCGTAGTCAGCCAATTCCAGATCCTCGAACACGATATAGGCCGTGTTGCGATAAGCCGGATTGAACGCAGCGCCCTCGGCCTGCACCAGCAGCGGATCGGGCTGCTGGTCGCCGTGACCCGTGTGTACCCGCATCGTCCCACCGACCTTCAAGTCTCCGGCGGCCCCGCGCAGCAGGTTGCCGTCAGCCCAAACTCGCCCGATCCCGGCGATCGGACGGCTCGAAACGGCAACCGCGAACGACGCGGTATACGCATAGCTTGTCACCGAAGGGCGGCCCTTGCCGCCACCGGAGCGTTCCTGATGCTCGACCAGTTCGGTTGCCCAGATCACGCTGCCGGCCGCGCGAATGGTGCCGAAATGCAAGGGTATAGGTGAACCATAGCTCGATGTTTGGACCGAAAGTTCCTTGAGCCGCGGCCCTTCTACTTTGCGCTTGCCGATCGCGGCAGAATCGACCTGCTGGCCGATAAGCGCGCCCAGTGCTCCACCGAGCGGGCCACCGATTGCCGTGCCGACCGCCGAAAGGATCAAAGTTGCCATGTCCGGTCCCTATCCAAGTTTTGCCAGTCACCATTGCTCAGGCGCCATTGCATTTTTGCAGGCCAGGGAAGTGGGCCGGGCATGAACGTCACTCGGCGCAGCGATGCGTTGGCGTGAACAAAACCGTCACCTGCACGCACAGCCAAATGCATCTGCACTGGGTTGACCATGCAAAGCACAACGTCGCCATCTGCGTCGACGAGATCCAGCCCGCTCAACGCTGCGCATCCAACAAAGCCCGAAACTGCCGTCCCGCGCAGCGAGTAACCTTCCGGCACAGTCGGTTTGACGCCAGTCCTGCGCAGCGCCTCGGCAACAACACCCACGCAATCCAGGCCGCTCGCTGCGTCCCGCCCATGCAGTCTGAACGGCACCCCGATGAGACCCAGCGCGGCTTGACCAAGCGCCCGCGTCATCCTTGCGCCACCGGGTAGCGGGTCAGCAGGTCGTTGCCCGGCAGATAAGGCTCGCCTTGAAAGTTCACAGCATTGCCAAAGCGTTGCTCACAGGTGGAAACCGTGTGGTCGCACCCCTCGCGCAACACTACGCGCAAACCCGCGTATGATTCCGGTACGAGTGGGCGTTCCAGCATCAGCCAGCCATCGTCAACCGCCCGGATGCGCAGCATGACCCCGGCGTCCCCGCCATCAACTGGCCTCAGCCAACCAAAGGCAAAGTCTTCTGACGTTGCACCAGCCACCTTCACCCACTGCCGCTCGCCTCCGATCTCGGAAAGCACCCCCTCATGGGTGTAGCGCGCCACGGACAGTGTGCAGCCCTCGCCACAAAACTCCGCTCGGCAAGCTGGCGATGTCCGGGGCACGATTTCGCGCAGCAATTGCTGCTTCACCGAAGCAAGCTCGGCGGAAAACTGTGCACCTTCGCGGCCTACGGAACCGATGCTGCCTGCGAACAGTGTTTCGCCATCCAGCGTCTCCCAGTCGACCAGGCCCATCGTTACCCGCGCACCGTCAAAACGCCCTGCTGCAAGGTCGGCCTCGTTGATCGCATCGTGACTGAGCGCCCCGGCGATTTCCGCCGAATCTGCCTCAAAGGTCGCGGACCGTCGCACGGCCGATGGCACCATCCCCGGCGCAGAGCGATGGCGCAGGCCGGCGACGTCCAGGTCGCGATCGTGGCTGGTGAAACCAAGTGTCACACCGTCGCGCCGCTCGATCCGCCACCACACCGCCACGGTCTCCAGCGGCTGGCTGAACCATGACCGGCTCATGCGTCTTCCCTCAGTTCCACCAACGGCACGCTTGGCGCCTCGCCTGCTGCAAATTCCGCTCCCGAAATATCCAGTCTGTCCTCGCCAAAGCGCACAGGGACATCGAAAAAGAAGCCCGCACGAACCAACGCACCCGCCGTCGGAGCCACTGCGAAAGCAACGATCCCCAGCGGATCGAGCGTAAAGTCGCCAGTTTCGGCACCGTCCACACTGACGCGCAGCGATTCTGCCCGGGGCCGAGTGATCCGCCGCCGCTGAGCGTCGGCACCGTCGCCATAATGTTTGGCGAGTTCAAAGCGCGCTGTCGCACCGTCGCCAACGCCCAGAATCTGGTCACTAGGTGTAGGCATCCCGGTCATCCCGTTCGAGCTGAAGTCCGAAGGGTCACGCAGGCGGAACCCGCGCGCCTGTCCGCGTCGCGCGCGAAAGAACGAAATCAGCTCGCCCAGTTCCGCGTCAGACCGCACTCCCGGTCCCACATCAAAGCGCAACCGCGCATCGGACCACAGGCTGTTGCGCCGCTCAAACCCCGATGCCGTAATCGTCACATTGGTCGAAAACTCCGGCGTCACCGAGGCATCCCGTCCCAGCGCCAGCGGAAACAGGACATCGTCGAAGGATTGCATGGTCTCGTCTCCGCTCGTTTCGGGAAGCCGGGTAAAGCCGTCGCGCGACACTTGCGGCAGTGCCCAGATGAACGTCTCGGCCACACCCAGCGCCCTGGCCTCACTCGCCGCCGCATCGATCCGCGCCCACTCAGCCGCGGCGTTTTCCGGCAGCAGCACGAAACCCGACAGGTAGTGCTGGCTTTCGCGCGGATAGTTCAGCCGTGCCTCGGCAATCTCGCGCGCCTGTGCCCGCAGCGCATCCTTGCCTGCCGTGACCCAGTCATAGTCCTCAAGCTGCAAGGTATCGAACGCAGGCGATGCCCAGCCCATCGGCAGGTTTGCGCGCAACGCTTCCGGCGTCACCGGATCAAGCACCGTCGGCAAAAACGCCAACAACAGCGTCTCAGCTCCGGCTGAACCCGCTGCCGCCTTCACCGCAGCCGCCAAATCCGCCGTCGATTGCGCCAGCAAGGCTCCCGCCTGATCGAGCAAGGCCTTCTGCCCCGTATTCAGGCTCGCGCCCAGATCGGGAATGCTCACCGGATTGCCGCCAAACGCTGCCTTGGCTGCATCATCATAGATGCAGATGCGGCGATCCTGCATCACCCACCACCAAGGCTCGCCCACCTGATGCCGCACGGGCAATCCTGCACTTTGCAACAGCCCGACCAGCGCCACACCCACCTTGCGCACCCACGCCATCGCCTGCACGTTAGCGGGTGAGAGCAGCGCAGAAGGTGGCACCCAGCCGGTCCGCGCCGGCTCGCCATTCTCGGCACGCTGCTGCCAATCAGGCGGACAGTTCTGCGCCAGCAACTCGTAGGACTGGGAGGCGATCACCGTCTGTCCCATCGCCGCCGCCCCGGCCAGAAACGCCTCGTGCCACCGCTGCGCTGCCGGGTTCATCGCGGGCAAAGCGGGGTCCACAGCAAATCCTCCGGCACCATCTGGCACCATCGCATAGAAGTGGCTCATCCCGATGTAATGGTTGATGCTCCCGCGATAACCCAACCCTCTGATTTGCCTCAGCACGCGCGCCGGGGTCAGGTTGTAAGCATCGTCATAGCCGGTGCACATCGAAAGCCCATGCGGGGGCACCATCAGGTCGCCCAGCGTGAGCATCGGCTTGTGCCCCTGGCAGGACACCCCGGTCAGTTCGACCCAGCCCTCCACCGAAGCAGCAAACGGCGCAGCATTGCCTGCGCCATACCCCGGCGCCACCAGCGAGATAAACAGCCGGTCAATGTCTGCCGGATGCACCGGATCGGCTTCCGCAGGCAGCAGGAACCCGCCGCTCAGTTCGGAAAACCGCAGCGTCACCTGCGCGTCGGTCGGCGTACCCTCGGCATAGTTCCACAGTCGCACATACCACGCCCGCGCATTGCCCGCCGCATCGCGCCCCTCAATCGTCAGCGTCGGCCCGTTCACCGCATCCAGCGGCAGCACGCCTGCCGACTGCCAGCGGAACGACAGCGTCAGCCGCGAATAATCGCGCTTCGTTTCGTAAGACAGCAGCGGATGGTCCCACTTGTCCTGCGATTCCCAGATCAGCCCGATCAGGTCATCGGCCTTGCGGAACACCGCATCCACCCGCAACGCGTCGGGCGCAGTGGTCACCACCGACGCCATTGCGGGCCGGGGGAAGTTCACCGTCCAGAAACGCGGGTCAAAGCGCTGGATCGTGTCGGTCTGCTGCACCGTGCGGCGCGTTGCCAGCCAGTAAGTCATGCCAATTCCTCAGCTGTCAGAAGTCGCTCAGCGCCCGGCGCACCGCCTGCGCCACCTGCTTGCCCGAACGGCGCAGGCTTTCGGGCTGGCTGCTGCCCTGCGGACTGACAATGCGGATCGAGACGTTTACGTCCCGCCCCTTGCCGCCTAGCGAAGGCTCCACCCGCCCCGCCGACGTCGGCACGAACAGTTCCGGCCCCCGCTCGCCCACCAGATAGCCACGCCCCGGCGCCACCGGCCCACCCGTCGCACGCCCCGGCAGCCCGAAGATCGATCCGACCAGCCCTGACAGCAGCCCGCCAATCCCCGCAGACTGCCCCGCGCCCGTACCGCCCAGCGATCCGATCCCGGCGCTCACGGCCTGCGCCGCAATATCGCCCATCACGTTCAACGCCACGCGCCGCAGGTCTTCGAACCCCAGCGACCCGCGCCGGATCGCCCCCAGCAGCCCACGCTCCAGCGTGTCCCCGGCGCGCCCGAACCCGTCCACGAGGATCGAGTCAAAGCTGCCCCGCATCTGCGCCACATCGGCGGTGAAGCCCGAGGTATTCGCGCGCACGTCGATCATCAGCGTGTCGAGTTCATCCGCCACGGTCTTGCTCCATCAGTCTGTCGATTGTGCCGCGATCCACGCCTTCGCCATCGGGCGCGCGCAGGGCGGTGAGTATCGTGGCCAGTTCCTCGGGCGTCGCGGTCCAGAACGTGTCCGGCGTCCAGCCCAGCAGCAGCGCAGCGTGGCCCGAAAGCCGCGCCGCGCCAGCGCCAAACCGCCCGCTCACCCGCTACCCTTCAGCACCTGCACGATCAGCGCGCGCAGCACTGGCGTGCAAGCGGCCAATCCCTCGCGCGCCACCGCCTCGGCAAAGTCTGCACGCTCCAGCCCGCCACGCTCACGCAGGCAATGCCAGAACAGCGCCACCATTTCGCCCAGCCGCAGCTGCCCGGCGCTCGCCCGCTCCACCAGCGCAAACAGCGGGCCAAGCTCCTCCTCAGCCGCCACCAGCGCGCCAAACGTCGGACGCAGCACCAGCGGCTGTCCGCCGATCATCAGCACCGTTTCCCCCCGATGCGGGTTCGCCGCGCTCATCAGACCTGCGCCACCACGCCCGAGCTTTCGAGCGTCATGGTGTAATTGCGCTCACCGTTGAAATCGCCGGAATAATCGAGCCGCTGGACCAGGAACTTGCCCCGCATCTTCTCGCCGCCCTCGAACGACAGCTCATAGTCCGCGATGGTCCCGGCCAGCGCATTGCCGCGCACTTGCCCTTCTGCGGCGCTGCCAAGGAAAATCCCAGCCGCGCTCACCGTCACCGATCGCGTTCCCGCGCCGGTCAGCAGCTCGCGCCAACCGCCAGAATCCTTGCTGGTGATCACCACCGCCTCGCCGTTGATCGACATCTGCGTGGTGCGCAGGCCCGCCACGGTGTTGTAGGTCGGCGTTGCCGCGCCATCGCTGATCTTCAGCAGAAACGCGCTTCCCTTCTGGGCTGCCATGTCAGTTCTCCTTGTCTAAATTGAAGAGTCAGGCCGCCATCACGCGCGCCCGGTATTCCAGCACGACCACGCGCAGCGCTTCGCCACGCTGTTCTGCCCGCGCCCGCAACAGGCTCAGGCTCGCCACGCGAAAGCCGGCGGCGGATTGATCCGCAGGCAGGCTCTCCACCCGCGCTTCGATGGCCGAAACCAACGCCGCACCGCCCAGCGGATCGTCGCTCCTGAAGTTCAGCTCCAGCGCCACGCGGATCTCGCGCCCGGCCAAAGTTTTGGTGCCCCAGTTGGTGCTCGCGCTAGTCGTCAGCGCCAGCCAGGGCAGGGCGGTGCGCAACGGCGCTTCCTCGACCACGGCGTTCAGCGCTGCATCACTCGCCAGCCAGTCGATCAGCACGGCGCGAAAAGGGATTTCCATGAGACTAGTCCTCACCAAACAGCGGCCAAAGCAGGCGCGCCTTGCGCCAGCGCCTCGCATCGCGCCGCCGCGCCATCATCACCGCGCGCGCCTTGGCCAGCGCTTCGGCTTTCTCGACCAGCCGCTGCACCAGCGGCCCGATCTGTGTGCTCGCCTCGATCATGCCAGCCGCATCCGCCGCCACGGTCGCCACAGCGCTGCCACGGCAGCAGGTGGCAGAAGCTCGGACTTCTTCTCGTCATCCCGGGCCCGGTGCTGATGCGCGGCCAGCCGGATCACGCCGTGGCGGATCGCTTCGGGCAGGCCCGCCCAGTCATCGGCAAGTCCGGCGGAGTATGTCACCACCACCCGGCTCTGCGTGATGGGCTTCAACAGCCGCACCAGCCCGCGCCCAGTGGCGTCGATGTCGAATTCATAATCGCTCGCCGCCAGCGCCGTCCGCGCCCCGGCGGTGTCCAGCGCCGCCAGCGCCGTGATCGCGCGCATCGGCTGGGCGGAAAGCGCCTGCCAGTCACCGCGCGCCGCAAGCACTTCCTCGCAGCCCGATTGCAGCGGCATCGTGCCGGTAAAGCCCTCGCACAGGTCGATGGCGCTGCGCATCAGCGCCAGCAGTTCGGCATCGTCGGTTGACCGGCTGATTCCCAGCCAGGCCTTGAGTTCGCTCAGCGCGGCCGAAGCCAAGGCTGGCGGCGCAACAATTGCCCGCATCATGGCAATCTCCGGTCAATGTAAGGAAAAGGGGGCCTGCGACGGCAAGGGGGGGACCGTCGCAGGCCAACCGGACTGGCGCTAAGCCTATCCGGCAGTCACCATCAGGCCGCGATACGCAGCAGCTTGATCGCGTCGCTGTCCATCACCTGCCCGCCCACACGGCGGGTGGCATAGAACTGGACGTAGGGCTTGTTGGTGTAGGGATCGCGCAGGATCGTGGTCTGCTGGCGCTCCGCGATCAGATACCCGGCCTTGAAGTTACCGAACGCAATCGGGAACGCGTTGGCTGCCACGTCCGGCATGTCCTCGGCTTCTACCACCGGATAGCCCAGCAGGCGGTCGGGCTGGCCCTCGATCATGCCCGGCTGCCACAGGAACGCCCCATCGGCGGTCTTCAGCTTGCGGATCACCGCCAGCGTGGCCGAATTCATCACCCACGCCGCACCCTGGCGCAGCGGCGCCTTCAGCTGGAACACCAGATCGATCAGCTTTGCTTCCGGCGCCGTATCGAACCCGGCGGCATTGCCCGATCCGATGAACTGCAGCGAACCGAAAGCACGGGCAGCGTCACCGGCCACGCTGGTCGGCGCGGCAAGGAAACCGCGCGGCTGGTTCACACCGGTGCCGTTGACGAAGGCTGCACCCTCGGCGCGGGCAAACTCGGTGGCGATTTCATTCGCCAGCCAGCCTTCCACGTCGAATGCCGCATCGTCGAGCATGGCCTGCGTCGCCGAAGGGTTGGCATAAAGCTCACCCGATGGCGGCACGATTTCAGCCAGAGTCGGCGTTGCCGTTTCAGGACGCGCGCCGGTCTCGCTGACCCAGCCAGACGCCGCACCACCGGTCGAAACCAGACGGCGGAAGCCCGACGTGCCGGTGCGCACCACGCTTGCCAGATTGCGGATCGGGCTGATCTCCACCAGACGGCGGGCGATCAGTTCATCGATCTGCTGCGGCACGGCAAAGCCGCCATCCGCACCCACGGTGCCCGAAAGCGCCTTCAGTTCGGTCTCACGGCCAGTGCGAACATAACCGTCGATGAAGCCCGAAAGATCACGTGCGGCATTTGCTGAACCGCCCAGCATCGGGCGAACTGCCGCGCGACCTGCCTTGTCGATGCGGCCCTTCACTTCTTCCACTTCGCTGCGCAGCGCGGCGATGGCGGCGTCATGGGCTTCCTGCCGCTCGATGATGTCGAACGAACCGGTGAGCGCATCCGCCTTGGTCTCGATGTCAAGATTATCCATGTGGCTAAACGTCCTTTCTGCATGAAACAGGTCGCCGCAACGGTCGGCCTGAGGGGGACTTCGATTGATGTGAATTGGGGGAGGGACGGCGCGGTTCAGGCCGCAGCCTGCTCGCCGCCCTCCACGTAATGCACGCGGGCCAGCGGCTGCATTGGCCGGGTCACGAGGCTCACCTCGATGATCTCAAGGTCGTTCAACTCGCGCCCGCCGGGCAAAGCGCGGCCCTGCAGAACGCGGTATCCGAACGAGAGGCCGTCCACCGCGCCGTCTTTCAGCGCCCGTGCCGCTGCGGAATCCGCCGCATCCACCCGCGCCACCACGCGCAGGCCCCGCTCGTCCTCGCCCGCGCTTTCGATCCAGCCGATCTGCTGGTCGGGCCGGTGCTGCCAAAGCAGCGGAAGCTTCAGCCCCTCGGCCAACCGCCGCTCAAGGCTGCCTTTGAACGCACCTGGCATGATCGTGTCGCCGCCGCTGTCACGCTTGCGAAAGATCGCGGCATAGCTTGCAAATTTCAGCGGGGCCTTCATCGCACCAACTCCGCCGAACCCATCCGCACCGCGATGGCAAACAGCAGCAGTGCCAGCACCGCGCGCACCACCCAGCCAATCGCCGCTTTCCACGCGCTGGCCTTGGCATCGCGCCACGCACCGAGCAGCTGGCGCAATTCGGCCAGATCGCTGTGCGCATCATCATCGCCCAGCCCCATCCGGTTCAACGCCCGCACCGCGCCCAGATCAGAGGCTTCCTCCACGATGGCCCGCAGCGTGACGAGGTCAGTGCCCTCGTCACTCGCCTGCGCAATCAGCCGCGCCAGCATATCCTCGCGCGTCATGCCTGCACCTGATCAAGCCCGAGCAGCCCGCGCTTCTCATCGTCCGAAAGGAAATCGGCCCCCGAAACCTGCGCCCACAACCGCTCCCGATCCTCGGCCAGCGCAGGCACGCCGTCCAGATCGACCGAAAGGCTGGCGTCCGCAAACCACGGCTTCAGCCCTTCGGCGAGCGCGCTCAAAATCTTGCCCGCCACCGGCAGCAGCGTCAGCCGCCACAGCGCGCGGTTGGCCTCGCGGTAATTGGCGTAAGTGTTGTCGCCCGGAATCCCCAGCAGCATCGGCGGCACACCAAAGGCCAGTGCAATGTCCCGCGCCGCAGCCGATTTCAGCGTGGCAAAGTCCATGTCCGCAGGGGTCAGCGCCATCGCCTGCCAGCGAAGGCCCCCTTCCAGCAGCATCGGCCGCCCGGCATTGCCCATGCCCGAATAGGCCGTGGTCAGCTCGCTCTTGATCCGCTCGAACTGGTCGGCGGTCAGCGCCGCGCCCGGCTCGCCCGGATCATAGACCAGCGCACCCGATGGCCGCGCCGCGTTCTCCAGCAGGGCCCGGTTCCACCGCGCCGCCGCATTGTGGATCGCCACGGCCTCTTCCGCCGCTTCCAGGCAGCCCGCGCCGTAATGGTCGTCCACCGGGTGAAAGTGCTTCACATGGATCAGGTTCGCCCGCCCGAAATCGTCGAGCGCCTCGATCCGCATGCCCTTCTCGCCCACCTTGTAGGCAAAGGCCGCAGGCCATCCGCCCGCATCGGGGATCACCGTCACGCGCTCGGGCCGCAGCGCAAACAGTTCCACCGGCACGCCATCGGCATCGCGCAGCACTTGCACATAGCCGTTGCCGTGCAGCATCAGATGCGCCGCCAGCGTCTCCAGCAGCGGCTGGCCCGCGCTCGTTTCGCTGACCAGCGCCAGCAGCGCAGGGTCCGAAGCCTTGACCGGCGCCCCGCCGATCCCCTCGGCCACCAGCCGCACCGCACGCTGCGCCACCGGGTTGCGCAAGTACGCCTCGCGGATCGCCACCGGATAGTTGATCGGCCCCCTCGCGGTATCCCCGCGCCAGTCCGAAGCGGCAACCCAAGGCGAAACAAAACTGCGCCCCAGCGGCGCACGCGGCGTCACCGCCTCGCCCTTGAAGGCAGCGGCAAGCGATTGAAAGAACGACATGATGTCCCTTTCGCAAAATTGAAAAAGTCAGCCCGCGCGCAGCAAGGGCGTCCACAATCCCCCCTCCCGCAAGCGGGAGGGGCTGGGGGAGGGCATGTTCGACCCAATCCCCCTCAATCAAACCAGATACGCGGCTCCGCCTGCTGCCCCAGCATCAGCTCGGTCAGCGCCCAGACACAGGCATCGGCCCGGTCGGGAGATCGCCCCGGCCCCTGATACTCGCCGCCCGGCATCAACCCGCACAGCTCGTCCTCAAGCGCGGCAAACATCCCCGCATGGCGCACACGCCCCGCTTCATAGAGCGCCGCCACCGGCTCGGCCCGCGCCGTCTTGCCCCGGCTCGCATGGACAAGGCGCAAGGGCAGCGATGCTTCGGCGGCGCGCAACACCGCGCCCACCATTTCACCCCCCTGGTTCGCCTCGGCCACAACCCGGTCGGCTGACCAGGCGCGGGCGGCATTTGCAACGGCGCGGGCCCATCGCTCGGGGCTGGCCTGTTCTACCGAACAATCCGCCAGCACCCGCGCAATCCGGTCATCTCCGATCCCGCAGACAATGATGCCGCAAGCATCGCCATGCGCGCTGGCAGGCGGATCGACTCCCACCACCACGCGCACCATCGGCGGCGCTGCTTCTTCGCGTGCACTCTCGATCAGGCTGCGGCTCCACAAAGCCCCCGCCAGATCCTCGATCATCTCGCCCAGCAGTTCCTGCCGCCCCAGTGTCGTCCCGCCATAGCTGCGCTGCATTGCTGCAACGAACCGTGCGGGCAGGTTCCGCGCGTTGTCGAACGTGCTGCCGCGCGTCACCACAACGTCGTCACCATCCGCCAGAACGCGTGCCACCAAAGGCACCGGGCGCGGCGTTGTTGTCGCCACCAGCCGGGGATCGTCACCGAGACGCAGCCCCATCAGCAGGTTGTCCCACATCGCCATCGCCCGGTTCGAAACATTGTCCCACTTGGCAATCTCGTCGCACCAGGCATGGCTATGCTGCGGCCCGCGCAAACTCTCCGGCTCGCCTGCGGAATAAAGATAGGCCTGCGCCCCATTGGGCCAAACCACTCGGCGCACCGAACTTTCAAAACTTGGTCGCTGCCACGGCGCACCGATCGAAAGCAGCCCGCTCTCGCCTTCCACCATCACGCTGCGTGCTTCGTGCAGCGATGCCCCCACCAGCGCGATCCGCGCGTCGGGGTTGGCCTCCGCCACCTGGCGCACCCATTCGGCACCCAGCCGCGTCTTGCCAAACCCGCGCCCCGCCATGACCAGCCACACGCGCCAGTCGCCTGCCGGAGCCTGCTGGCTCGCGCGCCCCCAGACTTTCCAGTCATAGGGCCATTGTTCGATCTCCTGTTCCGGGATGCGCTTCATCAGCGCAGCAATCTGCTCGTCGCTCGCCTCTGCCAGCCAGTTCAGCCAGCCGTCAGTCACCTGAAGCAGCCTTGCGGCTCGCCAGCACCTCGTCGCGCATGTCCAGCAGCCGTTTGTGAAGCGAGGCGCGCACCCCTTCCACATCGGCATTGTCGCGGATCGCCCGCTCCTTCGCCACCGTCTCGCGGTGCTGCGAAAGCAGCCGCAGGGCCGTGGCATTGTCGAACTTGGCGTCCCCGTCCTTCGGCTCGCCAAAGCGCAACCGGTGGAGCACTTCCATCTCCAGCAGGTCGTACCCCTCGCACAGCGCCTCGCGCCACTGCGCTGCAAACGCGTTTTCGGTCCGCTTCACCTTGTAGGCATGGCTGGGGTCGATCCTGGCCTTGCGCGCTGCGGCGCTCACGTTCGAAGTCTCGGCCAAGGTGGCCAGAAAGTGCTTCCTCCAATGGCGGTTGTTCGGTTTGTCCGATGTCCTGTGCGCAGCAGAAATCCTCGTCCGGCTTGCGCCAGACTTGGACGGAGTCGATCCGGCCAT